GGTGAACGTAGAACATTTTCTGCTAACATTAGTATTAATCCAAACTATGAGGGTTCTGTTTAATGAACATTAAAGCACACGTTTGGTGGCCAACTCTTATTTGGCAAGCCACTCTACCAGAAAATGAAAAGGTAATTCTTTCTGAAATGAAAAACTACATTTTATCTGAAAAAGAAAAAAATCCAGATGGAGTTAAAAAAACTAATTACGGTGGATGGCAGAGTAAAAATTATAAAGTATTTCCAGAAGAGTTTAAACGAATTGGTGAAAAACTTGATACAACTATCAAAAGTTGTGCAGAGATGATGGGTATGACTAATCCTCATCTTGGTTTAAAAAATTTTTGG